AGCAGACTTTGATGAATCAGATGCCGCAGCTCTACTTCAAGGGCATCCCGGTCGAGAAGTGCGACGCGATCTCCGAGACGGAATCCGCTTGCCCGGCTACGGCCTAATGGAAGGGAGGACACTATCATGATTTATGATCGTCAGAATATGTTTTTCAAGGATCAGGCTTTGAGCGCCACGACGCTGACCTCCGATATTATCGACGTCGGCCCGGGCGAGGCGAGCGATCCGCTGCACATGGTCGTTGACGTCACGCCGGACGCTGGTGCCGGTAAGGTCACGGCTACGCTCCAGACGAGCGACGACAGCACGTTCTCGACGTACTCCGTGCTCGGCGAGTACGAATCCAAGACCTACACGACTTCGTTCACGATCGCGGCGGACACGCTTGCGCACGTTATCGCGACGAAGCTGCCGCGCGGCGGCAAGAACTACTTGCGCCTGGTTGCGGTTTCTACGTTCACCGATGGCAAGCTGACGGCCGGTCTCGTTTTCGACGACGACATCGCGCAGTAACTTTGAGGCGGGATTTCCCGCCTCTTTTCTATACGCCCGAGGTTTTCCCTGGGGCGCATAGAAAAGAGGAGGCGATACAATGTCAATGACCAGTACCGATATTTGTAACCTGGCCCTTTCGTATCTCGCAAAGGGGAGAATCATTTCCCTGACGCAGAACACGGAAGAGGCGCGTCAGTGTTCCATGCACTATGATCACTGTCGGAAGATGATGCTGCGTTCCTATCGTTGGGGCTTTGCGCGTCGGATCGAGAAGCTCGCGCTGACGGCCTCGACGATCCCCGGCTGGGAATTCGTCTACGGTTATCCGTCGAATTGCCTTTCTATCCGGTTCGTCTTCGAGAAGGAAGAGGCCGCCCGGAAGGAAGTCACGAAAGACCAGTTCGACGTCGCAGTCGTGGACGGCGTGAAGGTGATCGGCACCGACGTCCCGGATGCCTGGTGCGAGTACACCGAGGACGTGGCGGAAGTGGCGAAGATGACCGAGGAATTCGTGGAGGCGCTGGCGCGTTATCTCGCCGCGTCGATGGCGATGGTCGTCACCGGCAACGCGGAGATGATGAACACGAACTATCAGCTGATGCAGGTCGCGCTGCAGCAAGCGCAGGTCGAAGCAGCCCGCGAACGGGAACAGACGCCGCAATGGCCGACGAAGTACGCGGAAGTGAGGTTCGGATAATATGGGACCGAATGCTTTTTATGCAATCCAGCCCGCCTTCACGGGCGGAGAGATCTCGCCGGATGTGGCGAGCCGCGTAGATATTGACAAATACCAGCTCGCGCTGCTCCAGGCGGAGAACGCAATCATCAGGCCGTATGGCGCCGTAACAAAGCGCCCCGGCCTTTTATTTTGTGGGGCGGCGAAGACGTCAAGCACGGCGGTCCGGCTTTGGCCGTTCCGGTTCAACGTGACGCTGAATTATCTCCTGGAATTTGGCGTCGGCTACGTGCGGGTGTGGCGCGAAGGATCCTACCTGAACGTGGAGCTTTCGACGCCGTACACAGCGGCGGACCTTCCGCTGCTGCGTTTCGTCCAGAGCGTTGACGTCCTCTATGTGGCCTGTGGGAATCATCCGGTCAAGAAGATCATGCGCTACAGTGAATCAAGCTGGCAGATCTCCGATATGGACTGGACGCAGCCGCCGATGGGCGACCTCAACCCGGACGAGGACGTCACGATCACGCCGAGCGCGGTCACGGGCGACAGCATCACGCTGACTGCGTCGGAAGATATTTTCGATTCGTCGAAGGTCGGCTCCTGGATGGAACTTTCGCAGCGGATCAGCAACGCGTCCGTCTCGATTACCAGCGGCACCTCGTCGGCGATCGGCGTCGGCGATGTGTGGAAGATCATCACGCACGGCACATGGGCGGGCACGGTCACGATCGAGAGTTCCGTCGATGGCGGCGTCACCTGGCTGGAAGAGCGACGCTATACCAGCAACAGCGACTACAATCCGACCGAGACGGGCACGGTGAACGAATACACGATGATGCGCGTCAAGGTCAACACCGGGAGCGGCACCTGCACGGCGGACTTCTCCGCGCAGTCGTACACGCATTCCGGATATGTGGAGATCACGGCCGTCACGGACGCGAAGCACGCGACGGCTAAAGTGCATAAGCGCCTCGGCGCGACGACGGCGACGGCGGACTGGAAGTTCTCCGCGTGGGACAGCGTCAGCGGTTATCCGTCATGCGCTGCTTTCTTCCAGGATCGGCTTTGCTTCGCCGGATCCGATTCCTACCCGCAGCGGGTATGGATGTCTAAGACCGGCGATTATGAGAACTTCGCGGTCGATAAAGAGGCGGGCACCGTGACCGACGACAGCGCGATCTCGGCAGACCTGCTTTCACTGCAATCCTATCGAATCACACACATGGTCGCGGGCAACGACCTGATGCTCCTGACCGAGGGGAACGAGTGGACGATCAGCGGGGCGGAGACGGTGACGCCTACGAGCATCACGCCTCGCAGTCAGCAAAGCTACGGCGCGAACGACGTCATCCCGATCCGGTCCGGCAACCGCATCGTGTACGTCCAGCGCCGCGGATCCATCGTGCGCGACATGGGCTATTCATACGACACGGACAGCTATGCGGGGCGGGACCTTTCCCTTCTCGTCCGTCATCTTGTGCGCGGCTTCGAGATCAACGACTGCGCATACGCACAGGAACCGGACAGCACGATCTATTTCGTGAGGAGCGACGGCGTGCTGCTGGTGCTGACTTACCTTTTCGAGCAGCAGGTCTACGGCTGGAGCCATATAGTCACCGACGGCGCGATCGAATCTGTCTGCGCGGTCAGTGAAGGGAACAGCGACGTCGTCTATGTATCCGTCCGGCGTGAAGTGAACGGCAGCACGGTCCGATATATCGAGCGATTCGACGCGAGCCGGGACGTCGGCACGCAGCAGGACTACACGATGATGGACGCCGCGAAGCGGTATTCGATGACGACGGCGGCGACGGAGATCACCGGGCTTTCGCACCTGGAAGGAAAGACGGTTCTCGCGATGGGCGACGGATATTTATTCGATCCCTGCGAGGTGAAGGGCGGGGCGATCACGCTCGACCAGGCGTCGAAGAATGTGGTCGTCGGCCTGCCGTACACGATGAAGCTGGAGCTTCCGAACTTTGAATCACAGGCGCGGGACGGCACGCTGCAGGGCAGGGCGAAGGCAGTCACGTCGGCCATATTCCGGTTGACGCAAAGCTACGGCGGCGAAGCCGGACCGGACGAGAACACGCTGAACGAAATGATCTACGAGACGGGGCGGCTGGAGCTGGGCGAGAACGTTCTATACTCCGGCGACCTTGACGTCACAATGGCGGCGGGCGGATTCAACAAAGACGGCCGGGTGTTCATCCGGCACGATGATCCGTACCCGTTCACGATGTCCGCGATTATACGGGCAGTCACGTTTGGAGGAAAAGATGGAATGCGGAAATAATGAGGCGCTGCTTGCGAAGCTGCGGGGCCTTTGTGCGAAGTATGGTGCGGAGCGCCCGCGTAAACGGTGCAGGGATTACATGATCACGCCGTTGTCGAAGACGACGCTGCTGCCGGAGGAGCTGAACTGGCTGTATGAATTCGAGCTGAATCTCCGGCCGGAGGATCGCATGGAAGCGGCGGCGATGCACGAGGGCGGAGCGTCACGGGCTATCATGGACAGCGTGAAGGAATCAGAGGACGCCTTCCGCGTCACCGGCGAGGTGGGCGAGCCGCTCGTCCTGTATGGGAAGTACAAAGCGGACGGGCTGCCCGGCCGCCTGATCTGGTGCATGGCGACGACGCACCTGCCGCCCTACGAAAGAGAATTCGCGCGGGTGTCTCGGAAGATCCTCCAGGACTGGGTGAAGGAATACGGCCTGTTATGGAACGCCGTCGCGGAATTCAACGAACCGGCGAAACGCTGGCTCCGGTGGTGCGGCGCCGAGTTCGGCGAACCGCTCGAAATGGGCGGCGAGAAGTTCATACGATTCTTCATAAGGAGGAAGGACAATGTGTAGTGTAATGGCGGGCATCGGCGCGGCGCTTTCCCTCTTCTCGGGTTATACGTCGTACCAGTCACAAAAGGAACAGATCCAGGCACAGGCTGACAGCCAGGCGTCCATGTACCGGGCGCAGGCGGCAGCGGCAGAGCATAACGCGAAGATCGAGGCGAAGAAGCAGGAACAGATCGCCGACCAGTACGGCGAAGAGGCGAAGCGTCTCCGGGCGCGGCAGCGTCTTTCGGAAGGGCGCGTCCGTGCCGGTGCTGGCGCTGCCGGTCTCGACGCTTCCGGCTCGATCATGGATATTCTGTCCAGCGGGCAGGAAGCCTATGTGTCGGATCAGATGACGCTCCTCGGGAACCAGCGGAACGAGAATTATAATTCCCGCGTGCAGCAGTCGAACTATTTGAACGAGGCCGGAAGCAACCGCGCGGCGGCGACGAACGTGCTGAACGACGCCAGCCGACAGATCAGCGCGCTGCGGACGAGCACGATCCTCGGGACGGCTTCGAGTATGCTGCCATATTTGAGCGGAATAGGCGGCAGCTCGTCGAGCAGTACGACGACGAGCAGCAGCAGCGCCACGGGCTGGGCCAGCGGGATGGATCGTTACACTTATAAAGGAACGAGCGGCGCTACATTCAAACCTTCGCTCGGCTTGACTTTAACCCCGACGGTACGCGCTATCCGCTGATAGGAGGAAAGGAACATGAAATTCTCGACTTACGAACCGGCGGTCAATCCGAACACGCTGCAGAATGTTCCTGTCCACGTCAACCGTGATATTAACGTGTACGGCGGCAAGGGCGGCGGCGAGCAATGGAAAGCTCTCGGCCAGCTCGCGACGATCGGGCTGGAGATGCACAAGAAAGTCACCGACGGCAAGGTCATGGAAGCGAACAACGAATACAATCGCCTCATGTCCGAGGGGACTATGGAGCTGATGCAGCGGAAAGAACAGAACGCGCTGAACATTACAGAGGACTACGACAAGCTGCAGCAGCAGGTCCTCGGCCAGGTGAAGCAGAAATATGGGAACTTTATCGGCTCGGGGCCGGGCGCGGAGGCGTTCAATAATTTCACCGAACGCGACAATATAACCCGCCGCGAAGGTATGATGAAGTACCAAATGGGCGAGACCGAGAAATACGAGGAAACACAATATCAGAACCAGCTCGCCTCTTGCTTCCAGTTTGCGGGCAACAGCGGATATACTGACGCGGGGCTTTCGGCCGGAATGAATCGGGCGGAGCCTTTCGTTCGCAGCCGGTACGCTAATTATGGCGAAGAAGAGATCCAGCGGCAGCTACGCGCGGTGAAAGCGCAGATGATCTCCGAAGCGGTATCCGTTGCAATCAATACCGGAGATTATGCGCGCATGGATAGCCTTTGCGATAAATACGGCAGCGCGATGAATCCGAAAGATCGAGCCGCGCTTTTGACGATGATCCGCAAGCGCAGCAAAAAGGCCGATGATCTATCTTTCAACCAAAAGGCGATAGATGCGCTCGGCTTCGATTTTACCAGGGAACAAGCCATCGAATACATCCGGAATAATCTGCCGGTATCGGAAGAGACAGCGAAAACGTTTCATCATAAGTTTTACGATATGACAAAGGGCGCCCCGTATCTTTTGGGCGCGGCCCCCGGTGAAACGGACAACAGCGACCGCCATTATGACTGCGGATTATGGACGCAGCGCTGCTATGCTTCGGCGGGGCTTACCTTGGAGAGCCGATGCGCGGACGAGCAGTACACGCAGATGAAAGAAGAAGGGCGGGCCTTTACCGACCGCAGCCAGCTCCAAGACGGCGACCTCGTTTTCTGGACGCACACCGGAGGCGAGGAGGGCGACTGGGGGATCGCACACGTCGGCATCTATGATGCGGACACCGGAAAGGTTATGCAATCCGGCTCGCGTGGCGTCGGGGAAATCGACCTCGACACATACGACATTGTCGGCTTCGGGCACGGTCCGAAATCTGATACGACAGTGTCCGAGCTGGACGCGGAAGAAAAGGCGGACGCGCTCATAGCTTTCAGGGATAAACGCCGGACGGAGATCCGGGCAGCGGAAAACGTGACCATCGAGAACGGGACGCTTGCGATCCTTGATTCGATGATGAACGGCGGCGAGGATCCGAATTTGATCGCGGCTCAATACGCGCAAGGGCAGAGCGACCGGGTACGGATTAAACTCCAACAGGCTGCGCTTGGCGTGGAAAGGGCGAACGCGAGATCCGCTTCGCGTCGAGCGCGCGGCGAATCGGAGCCGACCGACGCGGAGGTCACGGGCTTTTTCGACGAGAAGATCGTGTATGCTTTGGATCACGGGCACATGACGGTGGACCAGGCGCGGGAATATATTTTCAAGAACGAGGAAATTTCCAACAGCAAAAAGGAAAAGCTGATCAAGATGCTGGATCGGTACGTACACGGCGAAAAGGAATTCTCCTACGATTGGAAGAACATCGAATCCGACGTCGCCAGTCTTCTGGGCGCGAAGAAGAGCGAACTCGGCTCTTTGTGGGGACTTATCAAGAAAGCCACTCTTGCAGACATCCGCGGGTATATGCACGAGCACGACGGCGAAGCTCCTACGCAGCAGTGGGTTATTGATACCTGCGTGAAGAACGGCATGGCGGTCGAAGTCAAGAAGCAAAACAAAGGCTGGTTTGAGAGCGACGACGTCGAACTCACTTCCGCAGCTGCGCTTCGTGACAAGGGCGTCGAGATCCGGTCGGACAATGGAGACGGAACATACAATATCGCGCTGCTTGATTCGCAGGGGAATCCGGTCGGAACGTTCCGGATCAGCGCCGGCGACATGGTCGAGATCGCGCGGAGCAATCTGCCCGCGAAAGAAGTGCTCGGCCTGGATCGTAACAGGGTAAACATTGAGGAGTGAAAGATATGACGGACGAAGAATTCACCCGATTTGATCAGATGTTCAGAGCGATGGGAGAAGATCCCATGATGATGTATCGGGCAAAATCTCCCTTCGCCAATAATCGCGACGAATTCAATGATGTGACGAACTACGCGCCGACCGCGAATCAGCAGACGTATGACCTCGGCACGGATGACGCAGGGAATCCGATCCTCGGTAATACGATGACCGATGCGATCGCGAATTCCGTGAAGCCCAAAAGCACGCGCGGATATACAGGCTTTAATGCTGGGGAAGTGTCGGAAAGGATCCTCGCCGATGAAGAGGGAGGGGAAACGAACCTTTCGGAGCTGATCAACGGGGGGCGCGTTGACCTCGGCCGGGAGATTGCGGGCCTTCACGAAAAGGCGAAGGATACCGCGCTTTATGCGCAGTATATGTATTCTGCCGAAGACTGGGCTGCGAAAAGCAAAGAGATCTTCGACGAGACCGGAATGGACCTGAACCCTCGCGAAAACAAAGAGATCTTCGAGAAAGCCTGGAGTGTCGCCAAAGAAGCGAAGAGACAGAAAGCGCTTGCGACGGATGCGAATGGTCACGTGAACATGGACAAGGTCTACGATGCTATGCCGTATCTTCGCGACATCCACGAAGCGCACGGCACGGCGGCGGCGGTCATGGTCATGCAATCCGCGCAGGATCTCAAAACCATAAACGACATATACGACACCGAGGGCGGCCGTTTTGCGGCGTCCCTCAAATATGGTATTTATCGCGGCGGCCTGCAGATGGTGAACCAGTGGAAAGGCATCAAGGGCATGGTCCGCGGTGCGGTTTCAAATGAAGGGCTTACCCCGGAAGACATCAACGATATTCTGTGGGTATCCAATGAAATGAAGTCGCTGCCGAAGAATTCCTATTCGTCTATCGGCGGGGCGTTTGGCGGCGCGTTGGGAAGCGCTGCGGAGAATCTGCCGATCTACGCGCCGGAACTTATTCGCGGCGCGCTTGCTTTGTATGGCGGCCCGGTCGGAGCTGCCGCTGCCGGTACGCTCGGGAACGCGCTCTCCTACGCGGCAATGAGCGCACAGATCGCGGGCGCGCAGTATATCGAAAACATCACGAAGGCTGACGAAGAGGGCAATCCTATCTACACGCCGAGGCAGGCGGCTTTGCTTTCCGCGGGCCAGGGCTTGGCGGAAGGCTACCTCGAAAAGCGCTCTCTCGCTACGGCGGGCAAGGCGATTTTCGACGCTGCCACGGCGAAACGTATTGCGGCGATCTATGCGAAAGAGGACGCCGCGCTCGTAGCTGGACAGACCGCCGAGAACCTGACGCGGGCGATCATCGGCGAGCGGATCCGGCACGGCGTGAAAGCCGGTTTTCTTTCTGGCGCTGCGGAGTTGGAGGAAGAATTCGAGCAGCAGATCTCCGACATGGTCCTGGAGAACATGGCGCAGATCGCCTTCCGTGGGGACAAGGCCGACGTCTCCAGCGTGGAAGAAATTCTTTCCGACGCTTTCGGTGCTGCGGTCGATGCGGTTCCTGCCGTCGTCGGCTTCGGTATGGTCGGCGGTGCGATAGGTGCCAAGGCGAACGCGAAGGAACTCGGCGCGCGTATCCTCTCTGCGCAGGAGCGTCTCGCGAATGCACAGGCGAGCCAGATCGCGCGAGGGATTTATGAGAACGAGCACAGGAACAATGTCACGGAAGCGGTGCGCGAAGCGCTGCCGAAGCAGCTGAACGAATCCGCCCCGGACGTGTTGGCGGAGATCCTCGACCGGAAGAACGAGGAGGCAGGCTTCGTTTTCACGCAGGTCGACATTCGCACCCTGTCGCAGGACGAGAAGAACAAGGACCTCGTGGAAAAGGTTATCAAGGCATCGGGCGCGTCGGAAGCTGACGTGCAGGCGTGTCTCGCTCCTGGTCCTGATTCGACGGGAATGCTGAACGTGAAGACGTCCGCGCTGGAAATGGCGCAGGGCATCACGCCGGAACAGCAGAAAGTTTTGAATATGCACACCGCGCACAATGGACGGAATACGATCCACCAGGAATTGGAAGTCGCCCGCATCGTTCGCGAATCCATGAAGGCCGTCCAGGAACAGACCGACGCGGAGAAGAAAGCCGCGATCGAGAACTTCGCCCGCGGCAGTTTCAAGGATGACGAAGCGACGCAGAACCTCGCCCGCGATATTGTTTCCACGGATCCGGAGAACCCGGCGCGCGTGCTGCGTCAACGGATAAAAGAAAACAAAGACGCGATCAATAATATCCTCGGCGGTACGCTTTCCGCCCTGAAATCCGAAGGGAAGCAGGGTACGGCCGTCGTCGAAACGCTGGACAAGAACGGCGACGTCTCCACGGCCCGCGTCTCGAATAACCCGGAGTGGTACCGGAACTTCTACGAGGACACGGGACGGGAGCCGACGAATACGGACTACGAGCGCATCGCTTATGAGAACGCCACGGGAACGGCTACGCGGTACGCGCTGACGAGCTTCGACAATCTCCCGCCGGAAGCGCTGGCGAACTTCGAGGAAGTGAAGCAGGAGCTTGACGCGCTCCTGGCCGAGCGGGAATCCTTGCGGAAAATCAATGCGGTCCTCGGCGGCGTCCGTGCCGGTGAATTCCTCCCGACGGCTTCCCTGTCAGTGGAAGGACGCGAGGCGTTCAATGAATTGACGGCGATCCTCGGCTCCAGCAAGAACAAGAACATCAGCAAGAATGCCACCGTGAACGCGCTGATCGCTGCGCGCATGGCGGAGAGGACTGCGCAGATGTGGCGCGAAGCCGGACAGAATAAAACGGCGAGAGACGTCATGCCGCAGGTGTTGGAGCAAATGTTCAAAGGAACAGACGCAGCCGCCCAGGCGCAGACCGCGATCGAGACCGAGCTGCCGGAAATGTCGGACACCGACGGGCACTTGGGCTGGATCAAAGCGCATCCTTTCCAGTATGACGAATCCAAGAGCATCGAAGAAAATATTGAACGAGCGAACGAGCTGGCGCTGGCGTACATGAAAAAATACGGGGAAACTGTTGCAATAGAAACTCCGGAACGCCAGGAACTTCGTCGCGCAGTAGAAGAAAGGCTATATGGAAACGGAGCCTCGCGCAAAGAGGGACGGGCTTTTATTATCGTCGGTCTTCCTGCGTCGGGAAAATCTTCTGTAGCGGATCCGATTGCAAATCAATATGGTGCTCTTATCATCGACAGCGATGATGCGAAAGCCATGTTGCCGGAATATAACAACGGCATATTAGCGACGGCCGTGCACGAAGAAAGCTCCGCGATCGCCGTTAATGTCTTGCATAAGGCTTTAATCAATGGCGATAATATTGTGCTGCCGGTTGTCGGGAAAACGGAATCGAATCTGCTCTCAAAAATTGATATGCTGAAAGCAGCTGGCTATGAAGTGAATCTATATCATGTCAGCTTGCCGGTGGAAGAAGCAATCGAACGAGGCAAGAAACGATTCAAAAAAGACGGTCGTCTCGTAGCTCTCGATTATATTTCAAAAGTGGGCTTGAAGCCCAAAGAAAATTATGATAAGATAAAAGTGCGAAAGGAGGTCGATTCTTATGGCGAATGGAGCAATGATGTGGCAGAAGGCCAAAAACCACGACTACTCGAATTTGCTGCCCGCCAGGAAGAAGCATCGGAAGCCGGAAGAAATCGACCTGGACGAGGACAGCATGCACCCTCTTTGGATGGAAATGATGAAGGACGTAATAGCACATCGGAAAGCGCACGGAATGATTCCGGCGAACTGAACACGTTGGCACAAGAAAGCCGCTCTGATAATCAGGGCGGCTTTTCTAATGCCCGAAATCGTGTCACGCGGGGCGACTATAACAATCTGAAAAACCTCGTCCGGCTCTTCGAGACGGCGGACCAGTCGACCTTCATGCACGAAATGAGCCACTTCTACCTCGGACAGCTGGAGCAGATCGCAGCTATCTCCCCGCCCGATTCACAAGCCGCGAAGGATTATGCGACCGTCAAGGCGTGGGCGGAATGGCACGAAGGCGACGCTGCTGCATTCGAGGGAACGGCGACGGCGAAAGAATTTGCCGAGCGTGAAGCGCTGATCATGGAGGCGAAGGAAAAAGGCTTCGTCGAAATCGACGGCAAGAAAAAGACGCTCGCCGATTTGCAGTACGAATGGCTGCAGGAAAAATTCGCCCGCGGCTTCGAGGATTATCTGGAAAGCGGAAACGCGCCTTCCTCCCTGCTGCAGAAAGTTTTCCGCTCGTTCGTGAACTGGCTGAAAGACATCTACCAAGGCGTGGTCGGCATCGGCGTCAAGCCTTCGGCAGAGGTCGAGGCGGTCATGGCGCGCATGGTGGCGTCCGACGAAGAGATCGAAATGATGGCGACGATCCGCGCTGCAGAGAGTATCGCCAAAATTTCGCCGGATCTTCTTGACGGCGACACGGCATCCATGCACGAGCGCTGGAGCGCCGAGGCGAAAGAGGAAGCAAAAGAGAAGCTGCGGAAGAAGCTGCTGAAAGAACTTCGCGAGCGCGACATCGAGACGCACATGAAGGAATACGAGAAAGCCGAGCGCGAACAGCTGCAGGAGCTTCCCGTGTTCCAGGCGGAGCTTTTGGTCAAGGAAACCGACGGCGCGATCACGGAAGAGGAAGCGGCTGCCGAGTGCGGCTATCCTTCCGTCGAGGCTTGGAAGCAGGACCTCGAAAGCATGGGCGGGAGTTTCGAGAACGCCTTGAAAGAATCCTGCGACCTGGAGCGCGACCGATTCAAGCGGGAAATGCCAAACGACGAGCAGCTGCTTGAAATGGCCGAAGAGGCGATGCTCTCCTCCGAGTACGCGGAGAAACTTGAAAACCTCGAAGCGGAGATCCTGGCACGCCGGGAAAAGAAATACAACGAAGCTCCGGCAAGGCTGGCGCGCGCGATGCAGGACGTCGAGAACGCGCTGGACGAGACGGAGCTTTATGATCCTTTCCGGGCAGCGCTGCGGAAACTGAAATATGCTTACCGCTGGGACGAGCAGCAGCAGAAGCGGATCGAGGAGATGCAGGCGGAAATTGATTCGCTGACCGAGACCGAAGAGGAGCTGCGCAAATACCGGCAGCGGATCGCCGAAGAGCGCGACGCTGCGGAAGCCGCGAAAGAGGCAGCCGAAGCCAAGACCAAGGAAACAAAGGCGGAGCTGAAAGAAAAGGCCAAGGCGGAAAAGACCGCCCTGAAAGAGAAGGCGAAAGCCGAAAAGAAAGAGCTTCGCGAGAAGCTGACCAACAAAGCCAAGGAAGAAAAAGCAGCGCTGAAAGAAAAGGCCAAGGAAGAAAAAGAAGCGCTGCGCGAGAAATCCAAGGAAGAGCGGGACGCGCTGAAAGAGAAGCACAAAGCGGAGAAGGAACGGATCCGCGAAAAACTGAAAGCGCAGTACCAGGCATTGAAGAACGCGACGCTGCTCAATGCGGAATGGATGAAGGGCGTCCGCGATGCGGCGAACGGGCGGACGAAAGAGATCAATGCGTTCGCGAGAGCAACCCTCGCGACGATGGCGGTCCGCGATTCGACAAACGTCCGGCACTG